TTGTATAGGTTCTATTTTTTCTATACCATTTTTTATAACAACACATTTTTCAGTTGGTAATCTAAAATATGTTCTATACTTTTCATATGTCCAATGACTGTTAAATACATACCAGTCATATTTAAAGTGATTAGATTGATCTTCAAACCATGGTGCAAGATTCGGTTGATCATAAGAATTTTTTTGCCAAAGTATATTTACTTTAGTTGGATGTAATGGAATCTTCTCAGGTATTGATGTGCATATCTCTACTTGATTTAATATTGCAGGATCTACGTGTTTACGTAAAAACTCAAACTGTAATTCTGTACCACCTTTAGGTGTTTGATTTCTTAGTATCATTTTTTTGATTCATTACTTTCTGAAATACTTGAAGACCTTTATTGGTAACTTGCACAGTTACGTCTTGAACAATATCATCTCCTTCTTTCTTATCCTTAAATGTTTCACCTGTCATAGTATTACGCCAGGTAACTATTGTCGTGCATTCTATTTTAGGTAAGCCATCATGAGTATGAGGAACATCTCCTCCTTCATGAGAATGGGTAATTCCATCATCATGAGTATGTTTTAGTTTATCTTTATCCATTTTCTTGCGATCTATCTATTAAAGCATAACTTATCAGGCCTTGTATTTTACTACTACCTGTAGCTGCTTGCACAGTTATAGCATCTCCTGCTTCCAAATTCAAGCCTTGAGGTGTGGCATTTACTTGCGATTTAGCCGCTACGTCATCTCTAAAAAATTCATATTCAGTGTTTGAATCAGATGAATCAACAAAATTCATGTTTACTAAAATAGCTGATGATGCATCGTTGTTCGCACAATAAACACTTTTAACTATAACAGTTGCATCAGTTGGACATGTAAACGCTGTAGTTTTAGTTGTGCCGGTTTGTTTAAAACCTTGATTCTTATATCTTATTGTCATGATAAAAAATAATTAAAAGCTTCTTGTTCGTTTTTTAAATCTTGTTGATATGAAAAGTTTAATTCACTTTTAATTGTATCGACTGCACGAAGAATCTGTCTTTGGTTTTCAACATCATATTCTTGTTTAGGTTCAGGTATGTATGAAGTTATCCTAGCCACTACTCTTCTCCATATTCCATGTCACCTGCAATAGCTCCTGGTGATGAACTATAATCTCTACCTGAATCAAAGTCTCTTCCACCACCTCGACCATAACCCATGTCAGCAGATGCTTTTATACTATCTATCATTCCTCTAGTATCAGTATCACCCATATCAAATTGGTTCATAAGTCTTTGTAAATTCTTTTCACTATAATTTTTACCTTCTGCAGCTCTTTGCAACATATTGGATATTCTATTTGATCTTCTTCTAAACTGTCTCATTGGCTCAGAATAAAATCCACCTAAAGCATTCATTTGATTTAGTTGAGCTGGTGTATATCCACCAACACCTATAGTTGCAGGTCTATAAAATCTAGATCCTTGTAAAGCATTACTTATACCTTGACCTATTTTTCCTAAAAAACTGTTACTACCAAAAGGTAAATAAGATATTAAAGTTTGTAACCCAAAAGGTTGTTTTAATTCACCTTCTGCAAACTCTGATAATGCAGACGCTTCTAGATCATCATCTTCTACAAATGTAGAAGTTTTTCGTGCAGCGGGTTCTATACCCATGATACCACCTGTATCTCTATAACCTGATACGCCTCCAAAAGATGGATTGTTAATATCTGCATCAAAGCCTAAACCATATTGTCTATCACCTCTAAGAAAAAGAGCATTTTGAAAAGGTCTTGTTCCTGTAAAAGGAGCTCCAAAATATCCAATGTCTGTATTTAAATTTCCAAAAGCCGGATCATTTTGAGTAAAAATTATATTTCTTTCTGCCTCTGAAAGATCCATTACTGGTATGTCTGTTGCATATCCATAACCCCTATTTAATAATTCTTCAGGTGTATTTGCTAAACTATATAATCCATATGGTGGCATTATCTTCTTCCGTCTGGTTGTGCATCAAGTCTTAGAGTTCCATATCTCCAAGTTTCACCTGTGCCGTCGTTTTCTATTTTTAGTGCTACAAGTCTTCCTCTTGCACGTGTATCTACTTTATCAGTTGTAGATGTAATTGTAAAGGGACCAAGAGGCGAGCTTGAGGCTGTGTTGTTTGGATAGTTATTTAGTAACAATGTAATCTTTGAGTTACCTGTAAGAACTTTAAAATCCGGTATAAATCTTTTGACAGACATAAAGAACTCACCATCTCCTCTGTAGTCTACAAGACCAGTTGAGCCTCCCAATGCGCTTCTTCTTGCTGTAATATCATAATCTCCAGATTTTATAAATGAAGCAATAGCTGTTGTACCAGAGCTATTTACTTGATCAGTTCCTACTTCATGAGCATAGTAAGTTGATGCTCCAAATCTGTTTGTAATACCCTGAATATCGGGAAATACAGGTGTAGCTGTTTTATCATATTCAGTTGCATAAGGCACATCAAATACACCTGTATCAACATAACTTGTTCTAGCTAATGATCCTGTAGTCCAAACTTGTTCTGCATAATTATATGTAACAACTCTGTCTATTTGATCTGATCCTGACTTTGGATAAAACCAATTTACTTCGCTATAAAGTGTATTGTGTTCTGCATAGATAATGTCAGTTGCATTAAAGTTAATTCCTAAATTATCACCATCAGTATTAAACACAAAGTCTTCAACTAAACATGGTAAAGATTTTACTGTACCATCAAATGCAAAAAATCCACCTTCACCTGACATCCAGAATACAATACCATCAGAATAACTTAACGCGTGTTGACCAATCAATCCACAATTTGTACCAACTTGTTTTACAGAAAAAGTAAATGGTGGACCAACAAATTGAATTACGTATGCTGAGCTATCTGTTAAAACCAAAGTATAATCTTTACCAGATACAGCACCTACAATTTTATTTCCTTTGTCTAATCTAAAACTACCTGCAGTATTAGTAGCTGTAGGTGTGTATGTATTTAAATCTTCTTGACTTGAAAATCTTATAAACATTGGATCAACAGTTGATGTATCACCGATAGTTGTTTCAGTTCCAAAATGAAATAAGTGTCTATCTCTGTCTGAAACTTGTGTTAGTCTAGACGACGTTGGATTATTTGATGTAGAAAAATTTGTAGTTGCCGTTGATGCTCTAATTGCTCGTGCGTTTGATGCACCGGCATTCCATGTAAATGTTTTATTACCAAAAATAGTTGCAACTAATACTTCTCCAAAATTATCAAGACTCCAGTTTCCTGGATCCAGAATCACGTCACTGACTGTTCTTTCTGTTCCCCACGTTGACGTGCTCCAAGTATCTGTGCCCCAACCATACCCAGCTGTTTGAAAAGTTGGTCCAACTTCTACATATGGATTAACAGTTGCTGATCCTCCTGCTGTAATACCTGCTCCAGATTCTACTGACGCCATTGTAATTGTAAAACTATTTGTACTAGCTGTCACGACTTCATAAGGTGTGTCTTGAAAATCAGATGCTGTGTATCCTGTTCCTGATCCAGGTAAAGTGACAGAAGTAAATGTAAAATATCTTCCAGCGGATAAATTGTGAGAAGTTTTATTGACAGTTACAGTTGCCGAATTATTTGTGGTTGTAAATGTAAATCCAGTAATGGCTGTATCTAATGGAGAGATGTCATAGAAATCATTTCCATAGTATAAAAATAAACCTTGTGATGTTCCTATAGCTGCATATTTTTCACCAGCGATACTTGTCCAAGTATGTTGCGCACGTGCTACTCCAGGTAAAGTTAAACTACCTGCAGTGAGTTGATTCCAACCCCCTATTTTTTCAGGTAATCCATATCTAAATCTAACATTATCTCCGTCGACCCATTGAGACTCAGCTCCGGATTCTGTTATCATCTTATTAAAACCAGGCTTGAAATTTAATTTTTGTAGCATATACTATCTTATATTACACTTATATAAATAATGAAAGACTCAATATTATAATGGATAAAAGTATAAATATCACCAATTTTATTGGCGTATATGATAATTTTATTACTGAAGAAGAATGTAATAGAGCAATTAAATTATACGATGATCAAGACAAATTTAATAATACAGTTAATAGAATGGCTAAAGAGAATGCGTCTATTCTTGAAAAACAAGATACACATTTTTTTGCAAGCGGAAGCAATGTAGAAGTATGGTGGGAGTCTTTAAACACTATGATGTTAAATTTTACTTTAGCATGGAATCATTATTTAAAAAACACTGGAGCACATAGTGCTTATGATAATAAACCTTTTAATTATACTACTTTAAAAATTCAAAAAACTTTACCTACTGAGGGTTATCATGTATGGCATATTGAACACGGTAGAGGATTTGAAAATGAAGCTAGAGCTTTTGCTTTTTCAGTATATTTAAATAATGTAGAAGATGGTGGAGAAACAGAATTTTTACATTTTTCAAAAAGAGTAAAACCTAAAAAAGGAAGAATAGTTATTTGGCCTGCAGCTTTTCCATATTTACACAGAGGGAATCCTCCTCTATCAGGTGAAAAATATATTTTAACTTCTTGGATAACGTTGAAACAAGTATGACAAATTTTCATATTTTAATTAAAGATAACTTTTTTGATGAAGATATATTTAATAAATTACAAATAAATGTAATGCAGCTTAAATTTGATGCGCAAGGCAGTGGTTTTTTAGGAAAAGGAAAAGGTCTAAAATATACTCATTACAATAATGAAAATCATACTTGGTTTTCTGTTCCTGTAGAAGATGACGTAAAAAAAATTATAGAAGATAAATGTATAAAAATATTTAACAAAAAATTAAAATTGCATTTATGTTTTTATACTATTTTAGGAAAAACACACCCCATGCCTCATTGTGATTTAAATGATAAGTGTCACTATCAAGCTGTTATTTATATTAAAGGTAATAAAGAATTAAATAAAGGAACAGGTTTTTATAGTAGAGATGAATCTGGTTTAGAATTAAATACTCACGTAGGATTTAATGAAAATAGAGTAACTATATGGGATTCAAATGCATGGCATACGCCATTGAATTTTGCTTCTGATGATACAACCAGAAGATATTCTATAATATGTCAGTTTGAAAAATTAAGATGAGCTATAAGAAGTAGGTCTTGCACCTAATCTATCAATTTTTTCAGATTCACTTTCACCATCAACATTATCGTAATCCCACTCTTCTTGTAATTTAGCTAAGTGAGCTGCGTCCCATCTAGTAATAAATTCTTGAAAATCACCTAAGTTTGCATCTGCATAACTACAATGAGGAGTAGTGTCTCTAAATTCTACCTGATCACTAGCATTTGCTGTTTCATATTGAATGGCCCAAATATTTGAAAATTTAGATTGATTCCAAAAAGTATTGTCATCAATAGGGTATCCAATCCCTTCATTAGCTCCTTCATCAATATTTTTGATTACTGTCTTATCTTCGAATACTACCACCCATGTTGCGTTTGTTGCCATAATTTCTCCTAAGTTTTTATAATATAAATAATTGTTAAATAAGGTTGAAGTACAGAAGGTGTAACTTCTGTTCCAGAAAAGTTTGCACTCATATTGTGTGAGTGACCTGAACCTGAACCTTGGTTACCAGTAGATATAGGTGGAAAAGCATTTTGACTTGTTGGAACACCAGATCTACTAGGTGCGTTTACACCAGAAAAAAATGGTAATGGGTGACTGTGCGATGCAAGTTGCCCTGTTGATAAAGTTGCGTTAGCTGTTGATCCTGAAATATTACCTGCTGGTGTTACTGGAGTTGTATTTGCTCCACCTGTTGATGCTAAAGCTTTAGTGGGAGATTTTCCAAGTGCTACGTTATCTTGTAAATCAGGTAATCCAAAAGTTGATGAACCATCTCCATTTCCATAAGTTGTACCTATAATTCCAAATAGGTCTGCATAAGTTGTTCTTGAAACGTTTGCACCATTACATTCTAAGAAACCTGATGGTACTGATGAAGAAGACCACGGTACAATAGTTGCCGTAGGAATACCCTCGATACCTGTAAGGCTTGCTCCTGAAAAATCGTATTTTGTTGCTTCGTAATTTGACATCTATTATTTCTCCTTATACGTCCAACCTGTTGTTGCATCTCCTGAGAAGACTAAACAAAAAGCTGCGCCTTGTGTATTGACTACTAGATCTGATGCTGCATTAGCTATATTAGAACTGTTTCTTCCAATAGTCAACGCGTTAGTGTTAAAATCATAACCTTGATCTACGAATGAAACTTCATCTCCCGTAGCAGGTGAGGCTGGCAGAGTAACCGTAAACGCTCCACCGTTTGTATTACATAATAATTGAGCACCAGCTTGAACTGTTTCTGCTGCTGTAATCGCTCTCCAATTTCTTTGTTCAGATAATTTTACAATGTTTGTACCATCAGAATATAATACATAGTTATTTCCTTCACATAAAAGAACACCTGTGCCTGATGATGTTTTGAAAGTTAAAGTGTTTCCAGCATGGTCACATGCGTTTTGAACGTGATAAACTTTTTCAATTGAATCTGGAATACTAACTGTTCTGTTTGCTGCTAAAGTTCCTGTTAATTTAATAACATCATTTTTACCATTTGATAAAGCACCATTAGTAAATGTTAAAGATCTGTTAGCATTAGTTAAGTTAAAAGTTGTAAAACCACCGATTGCTTGTTCTAAAATTAATAAGTTTGTATTTGTAATTTGTCCCCACGTACCTGAGTTTTCACCAGTTGCTTGGACTGTTAATTTTAAATTAGCTGATGTTGAATTTGCCATAATTTAAATTCCTTATTGTCGTTAATTTACTAAAAAATTGAGTTTGTGTCAAACCCATTATGCAGCTCTCGTTGGTACTTCTACCCAA